ATGCACTTACCAGCGATGTATCCAGCATCCTCCAGCACCTTGCCGCCACTCATGATGTACTTGCGTACACGCATCCGCTTGACTTGTTTCTGCCTGACTTCCCTTGTGCCGATAGCTAAAAGGGTTTCCTCTAAGGTCTTGTCGTTTTCAAAATCGGTGGCGGTATAGCGTTCTTCAGTTCCGTCTATTGCCTCAAAAATGCGGATGGTCTCAAACTTTTCTTCAACTTTGTAGTATTCAGCCACAAACACTACGTCGGGCGTTGCCCAGTCAAATTCATACTGGTGGATGATCTTAGGCCAGTCTGTCGGGTCATCCTTATACATTTCCATGTAACTGTCGCGGGTCATACTTGTGACCACAAAGCAGAATTTAGCGTCTGACTTGTCCTGGCGCTTGGCGTTTAGGTCAAAGAACACGGAACTGTCGGCATCATAGATTGGCTCGAACCGAATGCGCTGCCTGTCGTTCTCGTCGTCCTCTTCGTCCTCATAAACCGTCCGCAGTCTCCAGGCTCCAATGCCGCCGCCTACTGCCTCTTCAAAAGCATTATCGTAGGCTTCATCAGCAACTGAGGCTTGTTCGTCAGCGCGATAAAGCCCATCGCAAACCTCGGCCAGCTTGTCATTCTCTGAACCGTCCTTGCTTACATAATCAACCGTGATTCGATTGTTACGGTACTCGTTGACGATACGAATAACCGCCAACATAATCTTGTTGACCTCAAACTTAGCCTTTTTTTCGTACTGGTCGGAAAGTGGGCCTTCCCACTGAGCGCCGCAAAGCGAGTAAAACCGCCGGTCTTGCAGGCACTGTAGGCGCTCATCGCGCAGCGCCGTTTGGATGTCGTTAAACTGCCGCAGTGCATCAGCGTGCAGATTTGCTAGGCGTTGGTCGTTGGTTTTTCGTGCCATATTTGTCCTTTTAGGCGATTATCTACCAGCGTTTGACATTGGGCAATGGCGTGAATGCCAACACCTTATTTGCCGCAATACGCTGCACTAAATTAATTGCGTCAAACATTGGATCAAGTTGGTCATCGTGAGACCCAGACGGGAACGATTCTACCTCTGCCAAGAAATCCGATAACCAAGGCGCATCTTCTGGAAGCGAGACATTCCCAGATTCAATAAATGGGGACGCATCATGCCCACGACTAATCTTGTCTTTGTTCCGCTGCACTGGAGTTACCGGAACACCTTCACGCCGCAATGTCTGAATTAATCCCGTTCCGGACACCTTATCTTCAACGTACATACCGCGAAGGGTGGCCTTTTGGCACATAGGTATATTGCTGTTAAGGTGTTTCAGCCAAAATGATCGAGACTGAATTAGCAGCTCAGGTGCTTCCCACTTACCGCGTATCTGGTCAATCATAATGGCTTGGCCTACGGTTGATCGCGCCCAGCATTGCAAAACACTGTAATCGTTGACCTCTCCGGTCTTTTGCGCTGTGTCAACAGTTATTACGCGAAACTCTAATTGCGGCAAATTGCGCCAGTATTTAAACCATTCAAGCCGAATTAGACCGCCGCCGCGTGGAGATGGCCTTTGCTGTAACTGTCCAGCACTTCCGTAGCTGCCTAGCGTCCGCTCTAGCTCAAGCACTTGCTCTTCACCAAAGCGCTCAGGAAACATTAATTCACCGGCTTCGGTTCGCGGGTCTGTCCATCCGATAGTGGTAGTGCAGCGGTGAGTAGGATCAAACCGCATGGGGATAAACAAATGCACATAAGGCAATCCCATTTCCAATATTACGCCGGATACGTCCTTTTCATGCAATCGCTGCATGATAACCACAATAGCAGATTTTTCACTATTAACACGGGTTGGCAGTGTTTCAGTAAATGCAATACGTGCGGCCTCAATCTTTGCTGCGCTGTTGGCGCTGTCCGCGCTAATTGGGTCATCAAGCAATATTCTGTCGCCGCGAACGCCAGTCATACTTGTAAAACTGCGCGCCTGCCTAATGCCTTTTTGAGTATTCCCAAACTCTCGTTTTCCGTCAAGGTCGGCAAGCAGTTCAATGGGCCATAATTTTTGATACCAATCCGACTTAATTAAATCACGACACCGCCTGCTGTCGCGTATTGCCAATCCTTCCTCATGCGCCGTACCAACATAGCGCATGTGCGGCATTCCTTGCGGCCCCCATTCCCAAGAAGGCCAAATTACACCCGTCAGCAGGGATTTCATAGAGCCAGGCGGCACGTTCATAAGCAATCGAATAATGTCGCCTTTTGTCACTGCTTCCAAGTGTAAGCAAATGGCGTCTAGCGCCCAACCCCACTTTAGTTCAGCAACTGGTTCAAGAATGCGCCAAGCGCGTTTGGCAAATTCGGCAAGACTGCGCTTGCATAGCTCGCGCTCAACGGCCAGAAGGTCAGCTTGCGTCAGCAGCATGGTCTTTGGCTGCGATGATCTGCGCCAGAACGTCTGTGGATAACTTTGATGCGTCGATTGTCTGAACCTGAAGCGGGTTTTCCTTGTCGCCAGCCAACTCCAGCCTGTCGCCATACTTTTTTGGGGCCAACTTGGACAACAGCCATTTGCGGGTGTCAACCTGAAGTTTGTGCTTTTGGATGGCTTGCCAGTCTTTCTTACCATCTCCAGTCTCAGGAACTTCGCTGTCTGACAACTCCAATACTTCTTGGGCCATGCGCTCGATTAGGTCTTCTCTCGCGTGCGCGTAATTGTCGGCTAATGTTGAGTCTTGATTCACCCACCCAAGAAACGTGCTGTGCGGCACTCCAGCGGCTTGACACGCCTTAAACGCACTTAGACCGCTTCGCATTCCATCCAGCACCATTTGACTGACTTTGGAGCGTTCATCACTTCCAGGCGATGTGCGTGACGTTTTGACTTTGGTCATGTTCCTAACAATACTTTAGTTCTGACAAAGGCATTATGCCACATTTGTGATTTTTCGTCCTTACTTAGGGTTTTCCCTTGGTCAACCTCATAATGGCATTTTTGGCACAGTGCGGCCACAAACTCATCGCTGGCCTTTATTCCCCGCCCTTTGCCGTGTACGCCTTCGTTTGAATGTGCAGCGACTACTGTCCCATCCTCTGCCCCGCAGTGCTGGCAGGGTAATGCTCGGCAGGCTTCTAGGCGCTTTTTGTCCCGCAGGTACTTGGTCTTTGGAAACATCATAGGAATGATTCCTGCACTTGCTTCATTATCTCTGGCTCAAACAACTTGCCTTGCGCAGCGGCTTGCTCTATGCGATTGCAAGCAATGTCAAAGTATTTGGGTTCACGCTCGATGCCGATAAACTTGCGTCCCATCTGAATGGCAGCCACTCCAGTTGTGCCGCTACCCATAAATGGGTCAAGTATTGATTCGCAGTCAAACATTGAAATGACACTAAACATACAATCCAAAGTTCTAGGCGTTGGGTGTTCAGTTCTATCCTGAAGCATTCCCGCTGTATTGCATATCCACCAATTCCGACCTTTGCCGTTATATGTATTTCTTGGCAAGCAAAAACCAATATCAAAAGCATTGGGAATAGTGTCTTTAGACTTAGACATTTGGCTAAAGTTTTTTACTGCCGCAAATGGTTGCCATCCTTCAAAAATGTGGGAAACATAAGGAATACTTTTTGAAGACAAGAAAACTGCAATTGCACCTGTTGAAACACGCTCATATTCTTTGTTTAATTGATATAACCATTCTGAATATTCAGGCCATCCTTTTTTATCGTCAGCAAAAAAATCCATGTTCCACGGAGGATCAGTAATCACTGCATCCACCTTGCCAAGAGTAGGCAAAATGTCCATGCAATCGCCAAGATATAGCGTTGCGTCACCGATTTGCACTTTTTGTTGATAGGTCATGCGGAAAACCTTACGCCTTTTTCTGCTCCAAATGCTTCCATTAAAGTCTGCAAATCGCACATTTCAGCTTTGGTCATTTTGCTGGTTGACTGCCCTAAAACCACAAATCCACCATCTAAGCCAGGCACAACGTCCTGTTTTTTAAGTGCCGCAGTAAAAACGTGCTTCCATTCCTCTGGCGTTAGTTTTCGCCCATACCAGTCAACTTGCTCGCTAATTTCGTCGAGTAAACACCAAAGACGGGCATTTTGCTCAAGGCTGCGCGTGGCCGGTTTAATCTCCAGTACCATCTTATGCCCTGCCATCAGTGCGCTTTTTAACTGCGGCCAGATTGTTTTTGTCATTGCTGCATGGGCCTGAACTGGTTCCCAACATTGAATTGCAAGTTTCATTCAATCACTCCAATCATTCTTAAAGCCGCATCAGGGCTGTCAACCCTGCACAGCGTGCCTCCAGTCCACTTCTCAAAAAAGTCGGCTTGCAGGGCCGTTAAAGGCTTTTTAGGGCCGGTTTTTACTTCCATCAGCAGTGTCCTATCCTTGTAGCCCACTAACAGGTCAACAGGTAGGCCAATAATCCACACGTAAGCGCCAGCCGCCCGTAGTGCAATTACTACCGCCTCTTGATT